ATGAACGCTCTTGTCCAAAGCTATGACGCCGAGATTGAGGAAGTTCTCGCTTACCACGGCGGAGACGTGCACGCGGCCATTGAGGCGCTTTTGAAAGACCGCGACTTTCTCGTTCGCGAAGTCGAACTCTCGCGGCTCGCAGTCACCCATGGTCACCCGCCTGTAGGTATGCCTTACTTCCATAAGGCAGGTCGGCGGCGCGAAATTCGGCGCGCATAGCTTCCAGAGATTCAACCAGCTTCTCGATAAGATCATCGCGCGCAGCAAGCTGTCTCGCCGCGAACGGTCCGAACGCGAGTTCGTTCATCTTGGCAGCCAAGTCAGGGTTTTCTTCCAGTTGCTTCATCGCCAGCGCGACATCAACAACGATGGGCGCACCCGCGCCCTGTCTGTCATGGGACATACAGTCTCCTCGTGTTTGGTTGGTAGCCGTGGTGAGCGGCGCAATAGGAAGGATGGAATGTCTCGATAAATGTGGTGTTAATGGGAAAGTCACAAAGTCAAAAAATTGAAATTACTCGGAAAGCTCCTATATAGAATACAACAGTGGAGTTTATTAAAGAATGGCTAGTGATATCGTAGAGAAAAAAGAGACGCCGATGGAGCGCGCAGATCGTATTTCGCGTGAGCTTATTTCTGCCGAACAAACAGACCGTGAGAAGAAAACTGCACGTCTTCGTAAAAAGCGTTTAGAATTAGAGCGGATTGCTGCGCTCTAATCAATATTTAGAGAGAAGCGCCCTTCGGGGCGCCTTTCTTTTATGTTCTCGCCTTCGGCTTCAACAGAACACCTTCACACTTAATCTAAATCAAGGCCCCGTTTGTCATCATGAGGTAGAAGCGACCTTCCTAATCACGAAGGAACACCACAGTGGCTACCCAGGAACTCATCGAAGAAGTCGCGACTGCGATCGAACAGTGCGGATGGGAAGACGTCGATGTACTTCAAATGAATGAAGTCATGGCGATTGCCGCCCTAAGAGCTGTCTACTCCGCCCTTATTGAGCACGCTCGGCAAACCAATAACGAAACCATAACTCGCTGGCTTGCCGCGAGCCCGATCGGAACTACGATAATCCAAAACTAGGCCGGCACCATTTTCTTATGTCCTCCCCCGCGTCGTTGTCCTCGTCGCCATGATGTTATCAATCCGCTCTGTGAGCCCGTCGATGCGATGCGCCACGCTTTCGATGGCCCGCATGATCTGCGACGTCTGTTCCTGCATGCCTGCTTTCGTGGCGAAAGTTTCGGCCGCGCGCAGCTTGTAGTCGGAAAGCTCCTGCCTCGTGAGTGAGGCAAGAGCTGTAGCCGCATCAGCTTTCGCCGCGTTGCGCGTCTCAGCTTTCGCGATCTGGCTTTCTACGTACTTCCAAAGCCCGAACAGAAACCCCATCAGCATCACGATAAAGCCGACGACGGCCATGATTTCAGCGCCGGTCATCCGGTGTATTCCTTAGATTAGACATAAATATCGCTCCTACTGTTTGAAATTAGGCTGCAACACCAATTCAGAGACCTGCCAATGATTGGCATTCGACACTCGGCATGCATGGCACTTCGAATTCTATGCATCGCGCTGCCCATCGTCGTGGCACTAACGGCACTGACTTTGATCATATCGTTCGACGATGATCGGAACGTCGTTCAAACAGCTGGAGTAGCCGGCGCGACTGAGCCGACCGAGAACTAGCCCTCACGGCTTCACCCCGCACAGTTCTTCCAGTTTGGTGTTCTCTACGAGGATCTGCCGCGCCGTGCCATCGGTCAGGCTGTCCTCGACGCTCGGGCGGACAGGTCGGGCAACGTCGCAGTAGCTACCGGCTGTCACGCATCCACCGAGACAGTGCAGCGTCAACATCGCCGCCGCCAAGCTTGCTCGTTTCATCTTCGATTTTCCTTGCTTTGTTGGTGGCCTTCAGCCGGTCGGCGGTTGCGCTTGTGGCGTTGTCCGCCCTGCCTTTGAGGTAAGCACCCGCTAGAATCGCAAGGGCCGCAGCAATAGCCACGGCCCAACCAGCAAGGCGCGCTTTTAGTGTTGCCAGCCAGGTCATGTCGGCACTCCCGTCAAAATAAGCGTGCGCTGCTGCCCTATGAGCGGCAGCAGATAGCCTTGTCGCTGCCGTTGACGATAGCGCGGGCACCTTCGGGGTTAGCGTTACCGTCGCCGAAGTAGTCGGCCAGCCTCTTGCCCGTGAACTTGCCGTTGATCATCCCGTCGAAAAGGATGCGGACAGCTGTGCTATCCTCAAGCGCCTTTTCGGGAGCATCGCCAAGGCCATACTTCTTATAGTTGTCGCGCCCGGTGATCTGCACCAAACCGCGACCACGGAACCGCCAGCCGTCGTTGGCGCCAGTATTTCCCATGCGCCCGCCATAGACCTTATTAGCCAGTCCCTGCGGATTTCGCACAAAAGGATGGGCGCTCTGCACAGTGGAGAGCTTTGTAATCTTGAAGCTCATATTTGCCGTTGTCATCGACACCCACGATTTTGTCATGGGTGCGTTCAAGCCCTGCAATTTCGGCTAGATTTCCGTTCGTGTCATCCACGTAGTCTTTCGGCTCATACTGCCCGGCCGCATTACCAACGAGCAGCTTGCCGTCCTGAACTGGCAGGCTAGCAATATTCGACAGCACACCATTGCCCAGCAACTCAATAAGCGTTGTCGTCTGAGCTGTGACACGAGCACCATCGGGCAGATAGCGCGCGCGATAAGGCGCGTTCGTCAGGCTCGTGCCAGTCCACGGAGCTGTCAGCGTGAGTGACGTATTGCTGTTCACACTGGCGATGATTGCCGTCAGGTTCTGGATCTGGGGCGTGTCGCCCGGTCGAAAGGCCGCCGTCGTGAACATGGTTCCCGTACTGTCGGGAGGCTGAAGCTGCGTTTTCTAGGACAACCTTGTTTCCATCGACCGATTCACTGAATGATTTAGCTGCATGGTCGCCAGACGACATGTTGTTGTAGAGCAGGTAAACCGCCCCAGCAGCTGCACCTGCAAGAAGGCCAATCGGACCTAGAGAAGCGCTGAATGCAGCAACAACACTGGTTCCAGTGCGGAGCGCGGTCAGGAACGAGCCCAACGCAACAACGGCCTGACCAAGTCCGACGACGACGCCAGCGATTGCCCGTCCGGTGAATGCGGTGATCAGAACGGTCGCAAAAGCCGCAACGACGTCGGCAATTTCCTTGAAATTGTCGGCCACGTACTGCAGCGCCTGCACCAACTGCGCACTAGCGCCAGCCGACTTGTCAGCGTTTCCGATGTAGGCCGTGAATTCATTGTTCAGCTGTGTGAATGCGTCAGCAATCGTTGCGTTAGTCGCTTTGAACTGCGCTTCAATGGGTTTCTGAGCATTCAGGATAGCCTTGAACACGCGATCGGACGTCAGTTTCCCGTCGGCGCCAAGCTGCTTCAAACCTGCGATCGTCGTCTTAAACTCGTCCGCAATCGCCTTCGCGATGACTGGCGCGTTTTCACGCAGGGATCGCAGTTCATCACCTTGCAGCACGCCGGATCCAAGCGCTTGACCAAGCTGGAGGATGCCAGCAGCTTGTTCCTGTGCCGATGCCCCGCCTGCTTTAAAGGCTTTCGAGACAAGCGACGTCGCCAAAGCTATCTCGTCTTCCGACTTGGCTACAGCGGAAGCCGATCTGATCAGCCGAGCATAAAGGTCAGTATAGGCTTCAAGGCTTGTCCGAGCTTCGTTAGCCCCGTCCTTCAACTCATTCAGCGAACGCGCACCGACGCCAGCCGCGGTCGCGGACGATCGAATGAGGTTCCCAGCCTGCGTCCATGCATCTGCGTACTGCATTAACTCGCGCGTACCCAACGCGGCAGTAATGCCTGTCAATGGGGCCGCGAGGTCTCGCATTGTGCCTTTGTCAATGTTTCCAAGTGCCGCGTTTATGCGCTGTACGCTGACATCTGCGGACTTCTCCATCTGGCGCATCTGACGCGTAAACTGCCCGCGCTGCCGATTGATGGCATTTTCCAATCGCTTGAAATCGGCTGAAAATTGAACGACAAGAGATTCAAGGTTAGTGGCCATGGCAGGGAGGCTCCATGAGGGTATGTTTTTTGGTGATTGCTGCCGCCGTTATGGCAATGCCAGTGCTGGCTAATGAGCAGGACGCCGACTTCGCACAGGCTGCGTTGGAGTGCTGGAACCCGCCTGCTTCAATGAAGTTGGCAAGCAAGATCGTTCTCTCTGTCGAACTGGATAAAGAAGGAGATTTGGCGGATGTGACCGCCAAAGAGTTCCCGAAAGACGGGGTTGGGAAGGCTGGCGTGGAATCGCTCAACCGGGCCTTACAACGATGTGCGCCTTACAAGTTGCCGGGTGGCACATATACCTTGACCATCGATCCGAGGGCCAAAGGCGCAAAGTCGCTGAAGCCGTTTAAGTAGATTTGCGGCGTCACTTTACCAACCATGCCGACACGAGCCATACTCCTTTGCGAGGAGGAAGGTCTATGAAAGCGATAACCACAGTTTGCGTTGCAATGTTGGCTATAACCGGTTGCGCCAGCAATCAGGCATCGGACCCGGCGAACAAAGAACTAAGATGCCAACAACTGCTTAGCCGGGCCAACTACGCTGGAATACTGGAAGCTGAACGCGCTCAAGCGCAGGCCGAGGCGACGCAGTTGGGTTGCTACTAGCTGGGTTGCTACTAGAAAGACACCCCCTACCCCCCGCTCACCCACTCCCAAAGCTCGTCTTTTTCCTTCTGGCTTAAACCGCCATCGTCGGTCGAGTTAGCTTTGACGTAACCGTCAACGGCAGCCATGAACTGCCACATGGACATGCGCCTTACCTCTTGCGGCGTGAAGCCGAGCGCCGCACCGTTGCCGTAGACCGCGGCAAATCTGACTTTTCCGTTGGGGAGACTGTCAAGTTGCTCTCCGTCTGATTTGCCGCCGCTGGCTCCCCCACCGGCTCCTCCGGCACGCCTTGAATGCCGGCCTGCAAAATCATTGTCGCGAAAACGATGTTCTCGGCAGGCGGACGCTTTTCAATATACGTGCGCACGAGTTTCGTAGCTGCGGTTGGCTCCAAGCCTCCACCGATCAGCCCCTGCCGGATCACATGAGCGATATCACCGACGCGGCATTGTTTGGTGAAAAGCCGACCTTGGCGTCGATGCAGACGACCTGATCGCCAACGTTGAAGTGGATCATGGCGTCTCCCCGATCATTTCGAGGGCTTTTGTATAGCGCACCCGATGTTCCTCGTCGTCGCCGTAAGTGCACAGATTATCGCGCAGGTCTGCGATTTTGACCGGTCGCGCGATAGGGTTAGAGCAGGCCCTTTCGACAAACACTAAGTAATCTTCGTCATCGCGACGGGTGATCGCATTCAAAGCCAGCACGATGTCATCATCAAAACCGAACGAATAGATATCGTTCAGGGAGGTATTCGTGTGCTCGATCATGTCGTGCATAACAGCGAGGATCTGCGTTTCGCGCGTCTCCTGAGCCATCATAACGCGCAGTGGATGCAGAATGTACGGATCGCCGTTATCGCTCTTCTGGTCCATATGCGCCGCTGCCGCCACCGCAATTGCTGTTTCAAGGTTACTCATGGTTTTCTCCTGCGGCGCTTTCAAGCAGCTGCGCTTGCTTCAATATTGCGGAACTCGACCAGCACGCCAAATCGCTTGGCCCGATCAATGCCTTCGATCATACCACCGCTGATGCCACGGTCACTGTAAACAACGCATTTCTCCGCTACGTGATACCATGCGAGGCCAGCCTCAATGCCCCACTTGTGTTCAAATTTATTGCGGTCGTCCAGCACTTGCGTGTGCAGCAAGTGGCTGACAATCGGCGCTTCGCCTCGTCGCAGGCTATCCAGCAGGCAGGAGCGGGCGTAGGCCTTGTTGCGCTCAACGTCACCGCCGTAGGGGGATTCGATGATGACGAGTGCCGGTCGCTGGGCAACTGGCACAAATCTATAGGCCGTCACGAAGCCCATAAATGTATCCCGCTTCAACTCTACCTTGTATCCGGGTGGCGTCTCTGGCGGGTCAACAAATCCTTCAAGTGCAATCCAGCCGCATGGCACATTGTCGTTATAAGGTGTTGGCAGGTAACTTATAACCTTCCCGCCTGCCCTCTTCTGCCGCCCTTCAACAGCCGCTCGCGCGGCGCGGTCTTCTGCTTCTTCAAGCAT